CGCCAAACACCAAAGGTGGTACAGACTTTGAAGCTACTTTAGACTTAGAATAGAATTTTTACAGGCCCCAGTGGGGCAAAACTAAAGAACCGGAGGTTCAAAATGGCTTTACAAGCTACAGTAACAGAAATAGACAGTGTGCCTGAGGCACTTCGCTCAGCTTATATTGAAAAAGACGGTGCGTTTCACTTAGATGTGGATGGCATGGTGGACAAGTCCAAGCTGGACGATTTCCGCTCCAACAACGTTAAATTGCTTAAGGATATTGAAACCTTGCAGGGCAAATATAAAGACGTGGATGTGGACCAGTATGCCGCTTTCGTCAAAGCCCAAACAGAGGGCAGTGATAAAAAGCTGATGGATGAAGGCAAAATTGAGCAATTGTTGGAAGAGCGCACAAAAAGAATGCGTGAGACTCATAATAGCGAAATTGAGAAAGTTCAGGGTGAGAATGACACCCAAAAACGCCAACTAGAAGGACTAATGATAGATAATTCTGTTCGTGATAGCGCAACCAAACAAGGCGTGGCCACAACGGCAATGGACGACGTCATACTCCGGGCTAAAACGGTCTTCCAGTTGAAGAATGGCCAAGCCACTCCTTTTGACGTAAATGGAGATGTGATTTATGGCTCGGGCTCTTCTGACCCGATGTCTGTGGACCAGTGGGTAAAAGGTCTCACAGGTTCAGCACCCCATTTATTCACCCCCTCCAAGGGTGCAGGTGGAAGTCACGATAACCGGGGCGGTTCCGGCGGCAACCAAGTAACTAGAACCGAGTTTGACTCCATGGACCAATTCTCTCGGTCAGAATTTGCCAAGAAAGGCGGCAAAGTGGTTGACTAGGTGTGCTGCCCTGTGTTATAATGTTCGTAACAGTAGCGGAGTTACTGACCCTTTGAGATTCCAGTGGAATCTAGACTAAAAAAATTGAGGGCGCTACTGTCCTCATTACTTAAACTTTTTGAGGAATTTCCTAATGGCTAACGTCTTAACTGATTTAGCAGCTGACATTTACAAAGCAGCCGATACTGTCGGCCGTGAATTAGTCGGCTTTATCCCAGCAGCAACTATCAACGCAGACAGCTCAGAACGAGTTGCTAAAGATGGCGTTATTCGTGCTGCTTACACTCGTGCAGCTACTGCTGGCGACATCGCAGAGTCTATGACCATTCCGGAAGGAACAGATCAGACTGTTGATAACAAAACCATGACAATCAGCAAAGCTCGTTCTGTCCAGATTCCTTGGACTGGCGAGGACATGAAGCATGTTGCTAATGGTGCTGGTTTCGAAACCGTATATGGTGATCAAGTGGCTCAGGCCATGCGTACCCTAACGAACGAAATGGAAACAGATTTGGGTGTTGCGGCTTATCAAGGTGCATCTCGCGCCATCGGTACAGCTGGCACTACTCCATTCGCTTCTAACTTTGATTCGGTAGCTCAGGCTCGCCAAATTATCGTTGACAACGGTGGTGTTACTAACGATGGCCGTTTAAGCCTTGTTATCAACAGCTCAGCTGGCACTTTAATGCGCAACTTAGCAAGTTTGAACCAAGTTAATACTTCTGGTGGTGATACTTTACTACGTCAAGGCGTATTATTGGACCTTCAGGGCGTTTCAATGCGTGAATCAGGTCAGGTAGCATCCCACACCAAAGGTACTGGTACTAGCTATGCAGTGAACAACGCCGCAACTGAGCTTGTTGGCCAGACTGTAATCACCCTTGACGGTGGTTCAGGTACTGTGATCGCTGGTGACTGTGTGACCTTTGCTGGTGATGCCAACATCTATGTAGTTCAAACTACCCTTGGCGGTGGTGATGTTGTATTGAATGCTCCAGGCTTAATCGCTGCAGCAGCCAACGACGCAGCAATGACAGTTGGCAACAGCTTCGCTGCTAACGTAATGTTCCACCAGTCGGCTCTTGAGTTAGCGGTTCGCGCCCCAGCAGTACCGGGTGGCGATGACGCAGCAATTGACGCTATGATGGTACAAGACCCACATTCTGGTTTAGTTTTCGAGATTCGTGTTTACAAAGGTTATCGCAAGCAGATGATCGAAGTGGGCGCAGCTTGGGGCACTAAAGCCTGGAAGTCGGACAACATGGCAATTCTCCTAGGGTAAATCCCCTTGATCGGGGGCCCAATTTGGTCCCCCGATCTCTTTTAACCCCCACAGGAAATCACCATGGAAGATTCAAAGAAGACTGCCCCCAAGAAGGCAAAATCCCAAACAACCAAAATGGTGCGTGACGGCAAGACCGCTGACGTCCATAAAGATGAAGTTGCCAACTATGCCAAATATGGCTGGGTGAGCAAGTAAGATGGCCATCGATGCTACTATAGGCGGGGCGACATCAGACAGCTACTCCACTGTAGCTACTGCCGATGCGTACCACGCTAATCATCTATACCACGCCACGTGGACAGCAGCTTCAACAGACAACAAAGAGCGCAGCCTGAAAATGGCCACTCGTTTGTTAGACGAGCGCGTCACATGGGTGGGTTCTAAATACACCAACGAACAAAAACTGCGCTGGCCTAGAAGTTCAGTGACCGACTTGGACGGGTATTCAGTACCAGTCACCACTATCCCCGGTCCGGTGCAAAATGCCACAGCAGAACTAGCCCGACACCTTGCGGTTTCTGACCTCACGGCTCAGGCTCAGGGAAAAGGAATTGAAAGCCTAGATGCTGGCTCCGTTTCTCTAGTGTTCAGCAAAACAGACACGGCCGATGTTCTACCAACCATAGTCCAGGAAATGCTCCGGGGCTGGGGCACCATTCATGCCAGAGCCAAGTTTGGGTCCGTGGCAGTGGTGAGAACTTAAAATGAGTCTTAGAGCCGCCATTGCATCTGCTGTATCTGGGGCCATTGCGGCCACGGGCGACATCGCAGAAACAATAACATATACTGAGAAATCATCTTCCTCGTACAATCCTGCCACTGGCGTTTTGACCAAGACAGATGTTGCCCACAGTGTCAGGGCGATCATCGCCCCATTTGGCGCAGCTGGGCTGGACAATAACACAAAAATTGAACCAGAGCATACTGGCGCTTTGTCGGTGCTATTTGCTAGTGCTGATCTCACAGTGACACCAGACAGCTCTGACACTATCACTAGGGGTGGTTTAGTCTATAAAATTGGCCAAATCTCCTTCGACCCTGCGGGGTCCACATACAGACTTATTGTGGAGCGTATGGGTTGAGTTTTTCATTAGACATTGCCTCATTTGCCAAAGAAACTGGCCTGGAATTGGAGCTAGTAACTCGAAAGATTGCCCTAGACGCCTATACTAGAGTCACTATAAAGACCCCCGTTGACACCGGACGGGCAAGGGCTAACTGGAATATAGGCGCGGGAAGCCCAGATTTGGGCGTGACCGAGGACACATCAAAGCCCTCCCCAAATCTGGCTAAGGGTGATGGCGATGACGCCATTTTCATAACCAATAATCTGGAATATGTCCATGAATTGGAAAACGGCAGCAGTAAAAAAGCGCCTGACGGGATGGTGGCCATCACAATGCTAGAATTAGAGGCGGGGATTAGAAATGTCCTTCGCTAGTGAAAGAACAAGCATAGAGTCTAGGTTAAATTCCAATTGGGACACCACGTCCATCCATTGGGAAAACGTAGATTTTAGCACCCCAAACAATTCAGCCTGGATTAGGATGTCCATTTTAAATGGGTCTTCAGATTACCGGGCCATAAATCATAAGAAGATAAACTTGGGTCTCATAGTCATTCAAGTGTTCACCCCCATAAACACTGGCACTGTAACAGCCAGAAGCTATGCGGACACACTTGCTGCCATTTTTGATGACCAGTCTTTTGATGATGTGGTCTGCGGAGTGGCCTCTATTGCCAATATTGGGACTTCCGATATTTGGTATCAGATGAACATTACTATCCCATATAGGAGGGATTCTTGATGAGCATGAAACTTTACCCACCCAAGGGCGGTGAGCCTGTTTTGGCCCACGACACTCAAGTGGAAAACATGAAAAGAAAAGGCTGGGTTGAATCTAACCCAACAATTACAACAAACGGCAAAAAAGCCAAACAGAAGGTGAAAGAAGATGGCCAATCATAAAGGTAGTGAAGGCGTAGTTAAGGTCGGCAGTGATACAGTCGCGGAAGTAAAGGACTGGTCATTTGACGAGACCGCAGATACCACTGAAGACACGGTTATGGGCGATGCTGCCAGAACTCGAAAGTCTACTTTGACTTCAGCTTCTGGTTCCATCAACGCGTTCTGGGACGAGACCGATACTGCGGGACAGGTGGCAATGTCTGCTGGCAGTGAAGTTGCATTGAAGCTGTATCCAGAAGGAGCCACCAGTGGTGATACTCTATATTCAGTTCAAGCTCTTATTACTAGTGTTTCTCGCAGTGCCACATTTGACGGCATGGTTGAAGCTAGCTTCAGCTGGGAATCAAATGGCGCGGTTGTTGCGTCTACTGTATAATGGGCGTTTTAGATAATGCCACGGCCCATTTTGAGGCCATGGGCATTCGCCAGATCGAAGTATCTGAATGGGACACAGTAATTCACTGTTCCCCATTCACCATGAATGAGAAGCGAAAGTTACTCAAAGTGGCAAAGAATGATGATCTGGAGTTTTTGGTTAGGGCACTCATCATGAAAGCGAAAGATGCACAAGGCGACCCAATGTTCGACTTGTCTGACAAAGTAGCTTTGATGAATGGCGTGGACCCGGACGTGATCACCCGTGTGGTCACTGAAATCACCACCTCCCATTCTGTCGAGGATATGGAGGGAAACTAGCAGCCGACCCTGAGCTCATGGGACTTTATTCCTTAGGTGATCGGCTGAGAATGCCCATACATATACTGGCAGAAATGCCAGTTGAAGAGTTCAACGGCTGGGTGGCCTACTATAGGATGAAAGAAGATGGCGGTAAATAGGCTAGCAATACTAGGAATCAAGGTAGACCCCACAAAGGCCATATCAGGTGCCCGCAGGGCGAATGCCGCCATTGCTGGGGTGGGCCGTGCAGCCGCCAATGTAAAGAATAGAATCTTCAGTCTCCAAGGGGCCTTGGTGGCCCTTGGCGGTGGGCTGGTGGCTAGGAGTTTTTTCCAAACTGCCTCTTCAATGGAAAACCTGAAGATCCAACTCAAAACGGTCACAGGCTCTGCTAACGATGCGGATAAAGCTTTTGTCCGCTTGACTGATTTCACCACCCGGACCCCTTACGAAATAGACCAAGTCGTATCTGCATTTACTAAACTCAAAGCATTTGGCCTAGACCCAAGCGAAGAAGCCATGACGGCTTTCGGCAACACTGCTGCTGCTATGGGCAAAGACCTCAACCAGATGATAGAGGCTGTGGCTGACGCAGCGACCGGGGAATTTGAGCGATTGAGAGAGTTTGGCATCAAGTCCAAACAGCAGGGCGATGAAGTGTCGTTCACTTTTCAGGGCGTAACTACCACAGTTAAAAAGAATTCTGAGGCTATTCAGGGCTATTTGATGGACATAGGCAACAACCAATTTGGCGGTGCCATGTCAGATCAAATGGATACCATGAGTGGTGCCATATCTAACCTCAAGGGCGATTTTACTTTATTTCAAGACGAAATGATGAACAACGGCCCATTTGATATTCTCAAGGGCTTGCTTAATTCTGTCAGTGAGTCTCTATTTGGCACCGAAGGTTCTTTATCTAGCAACGCAGCAGCAGCTGGCAAATCACTGGCAGAGTTTGTCCAACGTGCCTCTTTAGGCGTGGCCAGATTTAGTGACAACATGAAAGTTTATGTTGATGCCATATGGAGTTCAGTAAGTGGTCTTTGGAATGAGTTTTTGAAGCTCCCCTCGCAGGTACAAGGGATTGGTATTGTGGGCGTAATGCTCGGTGGCTTCTATTTGAAGTCGTTCATATTTGGTCTACTTGCCAGCATCAACACTGTCAAAGAATTCTTGGGAATGAGCACCGTTGATAACGTGATGCTAAATGATTTAGAGCTGATGACCGCTGAAATCGATAGGCTAAATAATAAACTAGGCAACCTTAACCTCAATAACCTTGGCGGCAGTAAGCTAGCGGAAAAGCTCTCTGCACAGGCTCAAGTGCTGATGGATGCAAAAGCGGCCCTAGAAGGTGGAGACAGTGACGGTGGAGGCGGGAAGCTAGCCCCAATGGGCGCCCCTTCACAAATGCCTGCTATCACTGACGACATGGGTGCCAAAGAAAAAGCTTTGATCGAGTTTTACAATGGCATTGCAGAAAAGAACGCTTTTTCTTTGAGAGAAGCGGCTTTAATGGAGAGCCTGAAAGCCGAAGAAGCCATTGGCATTGAGAAAGAAGCCAACGCCACGAAGAAGTCTATGTTTGGTGCAAATATGGGTGAGATATCGGCCATACACAGGAAAAACCAAGAGGAAATGGCCCACACCACGGCTGTTTTTGAAGAGCGCAACGCGGAGTTGAATGCCGCAGCAATGGCACGAAAAACCGGAGCATTTAACGAGTTTAAAGATTCCTTCAAGGCAGGATGGGCCGAAATGGAAGAGAATTCTATGCCCATTATGCAGCGCATGGGCGATAAACTGGCCGAAATATTTGGTCCGGGAGGCACGTTCGCTCAAGGCATAGGCGATGCCACGGCAAATATGCTGTTGCTCGGAAATAGTGGCGCAGACGCAATGAAAAAGTTAGGTCAGGCCATAGTGACCCAAGTGTTGTCATCTATGATTGCCATGGGCGTTCAAGCGGCACTCAACTATACCAAAGACTTGATATTTGGTGCGGCTACTACGACTGCATCCGTGACTCAAGCTGGCATAGTTGCAGCAGCATGGGCCCCGGCAGCGGCAGCGGTATCATTAGCCAGCTTTGGTAGTAACGCAGTGGCGGCTAATATCGGCATGGCGTCATCTTTTGCAATGGCCAAGGGCATGTCAATGACAGGGGCACGTGAGCGCGGCGGCCCAGTCCAACGGTCCGGAACGTATCTTGTCGGAGAGAGGGGGCCTGAATTGTTTACTCCAGGCCAGTCTGGGGGCATAACGTCTAACCGAGATATGAACAGCGAGAGAAGCAATACTGCTAATGTAACTTTCAATATCAATGCCATTGACACTTCGGACGCGGCTGACTTGATTTCGTCACAAAGGGGTGTTATAATAGGTGTCATAAATCAGGCATTGAATGAACGCGGGAGGGCTTCTTTAGTATGACATATCCAGTGACGCCAAAATTTTCTGCCATTGAAGTAAAGAGTATCGACCCCACTTTAATCTCCGAGTCCATAAATGGCCGCACTCAAAGCCGGAAAATGGGCAGCCAAAAATGGGAATTCAGTGCATCGTATCCCCCCCTTACTAGAGCTGAATTCCAACCAGTTAGTGCCTATGTTGATTCATTGAGAGGTCGCCACACAGTATTCACAGTGGTTCCAACAGAGATTTCGTCCACTGCTGGTGCCAATGTCTCGGGCGTAGTCACCTCCACTGGAGCGGTGGCTGTGGGAATATCCTCCATAGCGGTGACTGGGCTGACTGGGACCCTGAAAGCCGGGGATTTCGTCAAATTTGCCAGCCACGATAAAGTATACAGACTCACGGCAGACAGAGCGTCAAATGGAACTGTTGCAATCGTACCTCCTCTAGTGGCAGCGGTGTCGTCCAGTGAGCAGCTTATATACTCAGATGTTCCGTTCACTGTAAGATTGAAAAATGATGTTCAGTCATACAGTATAGGGACTGACATGCTCCATAAATTTGAGGTTGATTTTATTGAGGCGTTGTCGTGAGTAGAGGCATTCACGCTGACGTCATCACGGAACTGGCCAAAGATTCGTTTGACATGGCTCACATTGTGACCGTGGACTTTTCGACTAAATTATACCTCACAGATTTTGCCCGAGATATTACGTATGGGTCCGATGTGTACACAGCCAGCAGCCATTTGTTAGATTTATCCGATGTAAACGAGACATCAAATGTCCAATCCAGCACGTTCACATTAAATTTATCGGGAGTTAACCAATCTTTTATCTCCATATTGCTGAGCGAGAACTTCATAGATCGTGCTGTAACTATTAGTCGAGTTATATTGAACTCGTCAGGCGCGGTCATAGGTTCCCCCATTTCTTTTTACACTGGCCGCATGGATGGATTCGCCATTAAAGATGACGTTAAAACAAGCCAAATAAACTTGACCGCAGCATCCCACTGGTCAGACTTTGAAAAAGAATCGGGCCGCAGGACAAACCACAACGGACAACAAATACACTTCTCGGGTGATAAAGGTTTTGAATTCGCCAGTAGCGCCGTTAAAGATATTAAATGGGGCCGGGCGTAATGGGGTTTTTTAGCGATTTAATCGGAACATTACTGGATTGGATTGGTCTTGGGGACCTTTTTGACCAGCCCAAAGGTGAGTCCGGAACAAAAGTAAACAAACAGTCTAACATAGCCCAAATTCCTGTCGTATACGGCGAGAGAAAAGTGGGCGGGACTCGTGTTTTTGTGTCCAGTAGCGGTTCTTCTAATGAGTACTTATATATAGTACTAGCTCTTTGCGAGGGAGAAGTCCAGAGCATTGGCGATATATACATAGACGATGTCATATCAACAGACAGTAAATTTAGTGGCCTGTTGAGTATTACCAAATACCTAGGTACTGACGCCCAATCGGCTGATTCAACTTTCGTTAACGCCAGCATCGGATGGACTTCTGCCCATAGGCTGAGGGGCGTAGCATATTTGGCAGTACGTCTAAAATGGAGCCGGGACGCATTTTCTGGCATCCCGAACATTCAGGCCGTAGTCCAGGGCCGCAAGGTGTGGAATGGGTCTTCCGTGGCGTACAGTACCAACCCCGTGTGGTGCCTTCGCGATTACCTAACCAATGCCAGATATGGTAAAGGACTGGCCACTTCGTTTATAAATGATACTCAATTCACCGCAGCTGCCTCGAAGTGTGACGCTCTCGTTACTCCATACTCAGGTGGTGCGCAGCAGAAAATATTTGAGTGTAACGCAGTACTGCAGACGGACCGGTCAGTGTTGGACAACACGAAAATTCTCCTATCCGGATTGCGCGGGTTGATGCCATATCAAAATGGCGTCTATGGTGTTATTGTAGAAGACGAAGGGTCGAGCACGTTCAGTCTAAATGAATCAATGATCATTGGCGGCCTAGTCATCCAAAGCGAGACCAAAAAGAGCAGATTCAACCGAGTTATTGCCACGTTTGATAACCCAAACGCCAACTGGCAATCGGACCAAATTGAATATCCACCGTCTGGCAGCTCAGAAGAAACCACATATTTGGCAGCAGATGGCGGCATTGAGCTAGAAAAGCGCATCACGCTAAACACTGTGACTGATGTATACATGGCTCAAGACATTGCTGAGATTGTTTTGAAACGGTCAAGAAATGGCCTGACGTGCAAGCTAACAGCCACAAGCGAAGCATTGAATGTTGCCGTTGGAGATATAGTTGATGTCACTCATTCAACCCCCGCGTGGTCGGCCAAACCATTCCGAGTGAATGCGCTATCTCTTCGCATGGACGGAACAGTATCCGTTGATTTGATTGAACATCAAGATAGTATTTATCCATGGTCCACTAAGACTGAAGTGGATAATATCCCCGACACAACCCTCCCCGACCCGTTTAGTGTATTGGCGGCCACAAATTTGGCCGTGGTGGCTAGGCGAGTTAGTGCGGCAGACGGTACGATTTTTTCTGTGTTCGATATCACATGGACAGCTTCGGCCGATAATTTTGTGGACCAGTATCGAATTACCATAACACCTAGTTCTGGCCCTGTCCAAAACATCATGACCAGTACTATCGCCCACACATTCCAAGTATTGGATTCAACTGCCACTTATACCGTATCAATTACTCCCATCAACTCAATGGGAGTAAACGGGCCAACGATAACCAGTCCATCTATCACCCCGATTGGTGACACTACAGCACCGAACGCCCCCACTGCTTTATCGGTAACTGGCACGTTCCAAAAATTAGTACTAAAATGGACTAACCCAACCGCGCCAGACTTTGCGGAAGTGGAGATTAAGCGTAGCTCTAACTCGACCGAATCTAATGCCACTGTTATTGGCAAGACTAGAGCGACCACATGGGAAGATGGACGGCATAGCGGCAACACGACTCGCTATTATTGGATTCGTGCCATCGATACGTCTGGCAATGCTAGTGCGTGGGCTTCAATGGGTTCAGCCACAACCGTTAAGTTAGATGCTAACGACTTTGATGATGGCGTCATTACACCTGATTTTATCAGCTCTACTTTTACTAGTTTAATTGCTGGCAAAGCCACTGTAATTGATGTGGAAGCCGCACAAGCCGACATTGTAACCATACTCAACGAGCAACAAAGCGTAGGTAATACGATTGATACAGTGGCGGCAAGAATGCTCACGCTGGCCACTACTCAATCAGATACCCTTGGCACAGTCGCAGATGCAGGCATAACTGTTGACCCGACCACAGGAGCGGTGACTATCCAGGCCGTTGAATCGTTACGGTCACAGACAGCCACTAACCTGAACGCAGTTCAAATTGATTTAGATGCAGCAGAAGCCACGTTAAGCCTCAAAGCCTCAGTGACTTACGTTAACAACACCATAGCCGCAGCCGTTTTAGACTCATCAGACTTAGCCGCACTGAATGCGCTTGAAGTTAGTGTTACTCAGGCTGAAATAGACATTGATGGAGCTGAGGCGGCTATATTATTAAAGGCAGATTCGACCACTGTTTCTGGTATGAATGTTCGCCTAAATCAAGCCGAAGTAGACATTGATGGCGCAGAAGCAGCGATCTTGCTCAAAGCATCAAGCACTGATTTAACCGCAGTTACTAGCCGGGTCACTACCGCAGAGACAACCATTAGCGCGTTAGACATTGCCGCTATTGCTAACACTGTTTCTGATACTCGCTCACTGCATGACAGAAATGACATTGAGGACGTTCGTAACCTTGCTCAGTTAATGGATGTATATAAAACCCGTGAAGCAACCAACGTAGAAATAGCCTACGCCCGGAACGAAATAGCCGCCGATGTTAGGGATGCAAACGTGGCGCAGGCGACCAACAAACTAGAACTTGCGGCATTAATCGATGGCAATGCCGCAATACTAACCTCTGAGCAGATTGTTAGAGCCGATGCAGATAGTGCAATGGCTAGCAGTATCACCACGTTGACCGCCACAGTAGGCGATAACACAGGTGCTATCGCCACTGAGCAAACAGTTAGAGCAGATGCAGACTCGGCAATGACGACAAGCATTACAAATTTGACCTCTACGGTTGGGACTAACACCGGAGCCATAGCCACTGAGCAGACCACTAGAGCTGATGCTGACAGCGCCATGGCCGCCAGCATAACCAGCTTGACCGCAATAACGGGGTCAAACACGGCGGGTGTGGCGGCAGAAATTACGGCTAGAACCAGTGCGGACAGCGCCTTATCTAGTCTTGTTTCAGGTGTGACGACCACAGTTGGCAATCACACCACCTCGATAGCCTCGCAATCAACATCCATTGATGGCATTAAAGCTCAATACACAGTAACTATAGATAATGATGGGCACGTTTCTGGCTTCGGGTTGGTATCGGACATTATTGGAGGCGTGGCGACAAGCTCGTTTACGGTGACAGCAGATCAGTTTGCTATAGGTTCTGATGGTAATTACCCGTTTGTCTATTACGCTGCCGACACCACAATAACCAAAAATGGCGTTTCAACAGTGGTTCCAGCGGGAGCCTACTTAGACGCTGAGTTTATTGGCGCTAATGAAATCAACGCCGACAAGATTGTTATTGACGATAATATTGAATTTACGGGCACAACATCTGGCCTAGTTTTTGGTAAAAGCTCTTTGGGTGATTCAGCCCACGGCGCTTTTTATGGTCGTTCTTTAGATTCTAACGGCGACACTATTGCTGGCTTCAATATATCGTCACCCACTAGCAGTATTTATGCGGATTCGGCAGGCCAATTAGCACTAAATAACGTGCGGTTTTTCACAGGCCAAGCGGGTGCAAAGCAAGAGTTTGATGATGCTGGGACGGAAGCCGTCAATATATCTTCGTTAACAACCGTTTTAAATGTTGAGATAGTAGGTGCTGGCGCTGGCGCATGTAATACAGCCGTACCATCAAGAGGAACAACCCCAGCAAATGGCAGCGCTGGAACCGCGTCATGGCTTGAATTTTGGAGCGGAGAAAAAGACTCTAGCGGCAATGTTACAGGTAGTCTGTTGAATGTTGGGGGTGTAACTCGATTTACTGCCGCTGGCGCTACATACACCCCGTATTCAGTTGGCTCAAACAATGCAAACCACGTTGGAGCATCAGGTCTAAATTCATCCCAACCCAACTCAGGTGGCGCAGGCGGTGGAGTAAAACCTTACCCTAATAATGGTGGTCTTGCAGGCAGCGCAGGCACTAGAGGTGGCGGTGGTGGCGGCGGTGGTGTGCGAGGTTACAACGGCTCACCAGAGGCTTACGTTAATGTTAGCGCCAAAGCTGGAGCCACATTATCACAGCAGATCAACGTCCCTAGTGGCACTGGCAGCGTGAAATTATTCAAGGGAACAGGTGGCGCAGGCGGTGCATCATCTGGAACCACAACAGGCGGCAAGGGTGGTGACGGCTATATCTCAATATCTGACCCATTTGGCGGCGCTATTGAAGTTGATTTGCTAGATTTATTAAATAGAGTTGCGGCCCTAGAAGCATAGAGCGGCAACACTTTAACAAGAGGGTTTTAATATGGCATGGTATGAAACAGGAACGGTAGCAGTTACGAACGGCTCGACAACCGTAACAGGCTCAGGCACTAACTTTAGCGTAGGCGCTCAAATCGGTGAGGGCTTTCTAGCACCCGATGACAAGCTTTACGAGATTGCCAGCATAACGTCTGCCACGGTAATCGTGCTAGCAGATAGCTATTTGGGCGGCACTCAGACGGGCCAAACCTACAAGATCGTGCCAACTCAAAGCCTAGTTGCTGATCTAGCGGCTGCTGTTACTAGCCTTATAAGCGACTATGCCACGGTTAAGGATAACGCGGGTGCTGGTAAATTCTTAGATGGAAGTGTAGCAAGCCCATCCATCAAGTTTGAGCAAGATCAGGACACTGGTTTTTATCGTGCAGGCAATAACGAGCTAGGCATAGCCGCTGGCGGCGTTGAGAAAATGTTGGTTAATTCTAGCGGATTAAGTGTTCTTGTCGATGCTGATGACAGAGTTTTAATTGGCCATTTAAACGGCGATGCACTAATTAACTCCTTATCATCAGATTTATCAGCATACCAGCCGCTGCTAATTAACGGCTCTAATGTCAAGATACTAACAGGCGCTGTGGAGCGTATGGAAGTTAGCTCCACAGGCGTAGACGTCACTGGCACTGTAACTGCTGATGGGCTTACTTTAGGTGATAATGAGAAAGCTAAGTTTGGTACTGGTGGTGACTTAGAGATTTACCATGATGGAAGCAATAGTTATGTAAGAGACATGGGTACGGGTAACTTAATTATCACTACGGATGGTGGCGAAATTCGTATGACAACAAATAATGCCAATGAATTTGGCCTTCGTGTTGTTCAGGATGACTATGTAGGGCTATACCATAATAATGCTGCCAAACTACACACCACATCCATCGGTGTCGATATTAGCGGAAGTGTAACGGCTGATGGTTTGACTGTTGACACATCTGGTGACTCCAACTCAAGTGAGGGTTTGGTCATTAATACCAGCGGAACTAACTTTGAGTCTGATGCTGGTATTATCCAAGTCACTCATGCAGCTACTGGCGCTACTACTGGTGGCTATTTCATGAAGCTGAAAGCTGGCGGTGCTGATAAGTTTACTGTTAAAGGTAATGGCGATGTCAATGCTAACACTGTAACGTCTGGTGGTTTGGCC